ACGATCTCCCTTGGGAGTGAAGTTAAGAAAGGCTCATCTTGGGATGTATCCACTGCGGGAACATATTTAGTTTCTTATTACAGTGATGGAACCTCAGTATACGTTTCAGCAAGTGAAGCCCTAAGTTAAATGCCCGTACTTCAAACAGGACTAGCCAAGTCTGCGGCGGCAGACTATACGATAGACCAGTCGTTGCGAAGTGGCGATACTGCTTATTTGAGCAAAACCCCATCTTCTACTACTAACAGGAAAACTTGGACTATTAGCGCTTGGGTAAAACGATCAATCTTAGGTGATGGCGGTGGCAGTTCCGATAGAAAAGGGATTATGGGTACAGTAGAAACCACTGCGGCAGGTAGCAGTGGTGAGCAGATGATTCGCCTTCAGTTTACAGAAAACGATTCTTTGGCTATAGCCACTGATACTGGTGGAAGCCTAAACATTGTAACAACGGCGGTGTATCGAGATACTTCTGCTTGGTATCATATTGTATGCGCTTGTGATACCACGCAGACTACTGATACGAATCGTTTGAAATTTTATGTTAATGGCGAACAAGTTACCGATTTCAGCACAACAAACTGGCCCGCGCAAAATTTACTAACTGCTTTTAATTATACGCATGAGCATAGAGTAGGATGGGGATATGGCGCTGGAACAGAGCCAATTGACGGCTACCTAGCAGAACTTCACTTTATCGACGGCACTGCTCTTACACCTGCATCGTTTGGTGAAACAGATGCCGCTACTAACCAATGGAAACCCATAAAGGTAACAGGACTAACTTACGGAACCAACGGCTTCTACCAGAAATACTCAGCCACGGAACTAGCGACGAGTTTTACGGATAGTGCTAATCATACAGCGCATACTGTTACTGCTAATGGTGATGCCCATACTGATACAACAATAAAGAAAATAGGTACTGCTTCTGCTCAATTTGATGGTACTGGTGATTATCTTAGCCTTGCTGATTCATCTGATTGGGATTTTTCAGGAGACTTTACGGTTGAGGGATGGTTTAACCTTTTGCGTACAAGCGGTGACCCAGAAGGATTGATAAGATCGGGAGATAATAACTGGTATCTATCATACGGTAGTGTAGCTGGTAATCCAAAGTTACACTGGGAAGATGACACCGGGTATATAAATGGCTCTACAACATTAACGACTGGTCAATGGTATCATGTTGCTGTAGTTAGATCAGGTTCCACAATATCACTGTATGTAGATGGCGTTTCGGAAGGCACACTAACTAACGGTAATACAATATCTGGAACTACCTTAGAGATAGGTCAGTCTGCTGGTACATCTCTACAGGGATACATGGACGAAATCCGTATCTCCGATACAGCAAGATACACAAGCGCCTTCACACCTTCCACTACAGCGTTTACTTCAGATCAATATACAAAGTTACTGCTTCATTGCGATGGCGCGGATGATGGAACCACCTTCACTGATAGTTCAGATTCAGGCGGTGGAAGACACACCATAACAGCCAACGGTGATGTAACCAACACAAGAGCGCAGAGTAAGGTTGGTGACAGTTCTATTAAGTTTGATGGTACTGGGGATTATCTAAGTATTGCTGATTCATCAGATTGGGACATAGCAGGAAGCAGTGCTAGTCATACTATTGAGTTCTGGGTCTATTTTAACTCTCTATCAGAGCAATATGTTGTAAACCAGTTTGAAGATGCTAATAACAGGTGGGTTTTTTATCTTAATACGGATGATGGTTTCACTTGGCTTGTCCGTAGCGGTGGATCAAATGTTATTCGGATTGATGTAGTGGGTGGTATTAGTGCTAATACTTGGCATCATATTGCACTTGTTAAAAATTCTACCCGTTATGATATTTATCAAGACGGTGTTTCGGTTGGTAATGTCACAGATGCAGATACGGATACGTTTGCAGGATTGTTGTACATAGGATGGTATGGGACAGGTTCTGCCTTACTGAATGGTTATCTAGACGAAATCCGCATCTCTGATACCGCGAGGTACACAAGTTCATTCACACCATCCACCACAGCATTTGTCGCAGATTCAAACACCAAACTCCTGATCCACTCAGACTTTAATGGTGGACTAGGCGCAGATA